CCAGACCGACCTCATGTGGCTCGCCCGATATTTTTGTTGGTGCAGTAATCCAGCGTCAGATAACGGGGCACGCCCCTTCGAAGAGAACATATTTGACGAAGAATTTTATGGACCGTTTACAAAACTGTTCCCCCAGAAAGACCCATCGAAGCCTATAAACAAACAGAGTAGCGTCAAGACTTTCTTGCTCCTGTGGCCACGTGGCGGTGCAAAATCTACTTTTGACCACGTAGACACTGTTCAGTGGATATTGTGCTTTCCTCAAATCCGTATCTTGTATCTCACCGCAGAGAAAAGTTTGGCCGAAGGTTTTATCTCCGAAACGAAGGGACACTTCTACTTCAAAGAAGACCCGACGTGGATGAACATCTTCTTTCCGGAGTTTTGTGTGGAAGAAGGTAGGTCTGGAGCCATGAACGAGTTCACCTGCCCGGTGTATGCCGCTAAGAAAACAGGCCGTAAGGAGCCCACGGTGTACGCTTCGTCCGTTGGGAAGAGCAAAGCCGGGTGGCGTTACGAAGTAATCAAAGCAGACGATGCCGTTTCGGACACTAACTCAGAAACCACGCTACTTTGCGGGAAGGTATCCAATCATCTGTTCTTAGCTGAAAAGCTGCTTACCTTGGGCGGGAATGTCATTTTTTATATCGGGACTAGGTACGCCGACGAAGACCACTACGGTGTCCTCCTCGACAAAAATGTGGGAGATATTACAACCACGACGGGTAGGGGTTGGGAGTTCCACGAGAACAAGACCACTAACACCAACATCTTAATCGGACGCGCACTTCAGATCAAGCAAGAAGCTAGAGATCGACTAGAGCGCGAAGGTAAACCTATCACCTATCACGAAGCAGGAGAAGATGGTTGTATTCTTCTTCTACCTCACTTAATGTCGTTTTCGTGGTGCATGGGTGATTTTATCAAGGACGAGAAATCGTTCGAAGGCCAACGTAACCAAAATCCACGGAACGCGAGCCGGGTAGGCTTTGACCGCGCAGCGTTGCTTCGAGCCACGATTCCCTTCTCACAACTTCCAAGAGAAGGACCATGCTCCCAGGTCTGGGATTTAGCCTCCAGTCAGAGGAAGGGAAGCGACTTCACAGTTGGAACCTCTGTTATCTGGGGCGAAGAATCCCTACTCGACGTAGACGGAAAACGGACAGATCGCAAGCAAACCATCGCTTATGTCCGGCGTATTGTCCGCGACCGAATGCTGCCCCACCAGATTGTCCAGAATGTTATCAAGTTGGCACGAGAAGAGCATCCATTTATTGTAGCTATCGAGAATGCTCAGGGCGCAACCTACTTAAAGGATTCTTTGGAGCAGGCGGCGATCCGGACAGGCGATCCATATCTAATTGATCTTATCCGGAACATCGACTGGTTTACCCCCGATCAGCAGAAGGAAGCCAAGTACCACCGAATGGGCAGTTTACACCCTTGGATTTCCGAGGGGAGGTTCAAGTTTGCTAACTACTGCATGGAATGCAATCCTCCTCCTCTTAACAAAATAGACATCGTGTACGGCGAGTTCGAGAAGTGCATGTTCGACCATCATCACGATGACATTCCGGATAACCTCGGATACCAAACAGGTAAATTTGCCCCGCGCGCAACCGTCGCGTTAATCGAGAACGACCGAAACATGTTCTCCAACATAGATAGGATGGGCTGGTCAGAAGTATTTGACGAGAACTACCAGCCAAACATCGGGGCCGCCTACACGTTAGACGATAACGGGATGATGGTTCCTTTGTACCCAACACCGGAAAGCACCGAGTTGTTTGTACCAGAACCAGACGCACCGAGCCACATGCCTAGCGGTATGCAAAATATCCTCGGTGCTGGCATGAACGGATAATGAAAATTCAAGTTAAGATTTTAGGCGACAACGACGAGGTTTTAGCGGAGCACGAAGCTGATGCCTGCCAGCCTAGTATATGGCGAGTTCCCGCCGGGCAGAAAGTACAAGGCAAGATGCCGCCGATTTCCGACCAAGTGAATACGGGAATCTATGAGCTTTTTGGAATCACTTTTCAGCCCCACACAAGGGTGAGCAGACCTAACGGGTGGACGGAACCAACGCCTCAACCGGGTAGTCCAGTTAATGGACAGGCGTCTCGTCCTTTCGGCTTCCCCAACAAGTTCCCATCTTTGGGCATGTCTGCCCCGCAGAAACAATCACAAAACCCAACCACGGGCTTCTCGCCCGGATTAAAAGGATACTAATATGGCAATCGGCGATCTGACAAAACTTGGCGGCAATCTCGAATCTCCCCGGCAGTGCAAACCTTCTGATTTTCCCGCAGTTGGACCTTCCGGTCCCGAAGGCTCGTCCAGCGGCGCAGGGCAGCTCGTGAAGATGTCCGAAGAGCAGGAAAGCCCCCGCAGCACTCAGGACGGCGGCGATCAGACTCCTTCAAACTGGAGCAAGGATACCTGGAAGGTCAGCAAGAGCACGGGCGGCCAAGGCACCTCGGTTTCGTTCAAAGGAAACGTGGACTTGAAAGACGGCAAGCATTGTTGCTAGTCCGTTAACTGGACGCCTCCACCCGAAGAACTTCTAACGTAAACATCCCAGAGGAACTATGCCCCTACTCGCTCCGCCAGAAACTAATGCCTATCAAGATATCTTGCCCGAGGAAGCTAAGTCTTTCTTAGCCAACGAAGTGTGGGGGGACGATCCAGCTCTCCGCCTCGTAGTTCAAGATGCCCAAAAAGCTGAGGACGGGGAGAATCGGCGTAGCTGGCTGATGGGCTGGAACTCGGCCCGCGACTTGTACAATAGTCTTTACGTTGCAAATTTTTGGCCCGGCACACAAATGGAGTCGGCCTCGGTCAACTTCTTCACAGTGGCCACGGCGGTCAACGGGATCAACCCTCAGATTCTCGCGGGATTGTTCTACGAGAACCCTCCGTTTATTGCTCAAGAAAGGCCGGGCACAACTGCCCAAGCATCGAGAGCCGTCGCTGCTCTTCTCGGATATCAGTTGGAGGATATCAACTTCCGGGAAGAGTTAAGACTCGGCTGCATGAACTTCTTACTCTTCGGTACGGCTCTTTTCGCGGAAGGCTGGGAAAAATATACCAAGCAACGCAAGATTGTAAAGCGCAAGAACCCGGTCACCACAATCAAGAGCCCGATTCCCGGAGCACCTCCTACCACTCTCGCGGATGATGAACTCGAAGTAGAAATCATAGAAGAGGTCGTAGACCGGCCCACCTTCGAGCACATCGTAAACCTTCGTGAAATTCTAGTTGACCCGGGACTCGACGTGCCTGACATCCGGAAGGCGAAGTACGTTATTCGCCGCCGGTACATGACATGGGAAGACCTCGATAAACTTCGTGATCGAGAAGGTTATGACATTCCGTCGCGCGAGAAGCTACTCGAACTCTTCCTGCCTCCCGTAGAATCCGTGGAATCAAACCCGCAGCAAGAAGGCGGACGGAATCCTTTGTGGGACGGGCGTGCGGATTCCCCATGGGAAAAGACCACCATTGACCCCTTCCAGCAACCTCTGGAAGTTCTAGAGCGGTGGGACAACAACACCTACATCGTCGTTTTGCAAAAGAAACTGGTCATCTACAACGACAAGAATATCTACGGTAAAATCCCTTTCCTGAGCATCGGATGGTGGGACAGCCCGGGACAGTTCTGGAGCCTCGGGCTTGGCCGCACAATCGGAACCGAGCAGCGAGTTCAGACAGGTATTACAAACCTTGTGATGAACATCGCCAACCTCAAGTTGAACGTCCCGATGGTTCGCGTCAAAGGCAAGTCGGTACCCACCCAAAGCATCCGCATCAGCCCCAACCGAATGATCGAAGTGGACGCCAAGGGCGATATCGAACCCATGAAGTTCGGCGACCCGGTTGTCGAAGCCGCGCAGTTGTTCCAGATGTCTCAAAGTCGTGTTGGTGAAGTCTCGGGAAACAACCCCATCACTTCTCAAGGCAACGCGGGAGCCGCCGGGCACTCGAACATGGCACGGAGTTCCGCAGGCGCGCAAGGATTGTTACAAGGCGCGTCGAACGTCATATCAGAGGCTGTGGATAAACTGGCGAATCAGGTCATCGTTCCGTTCTTGTATGATATGCAGGAGATGAATGCGATGTTCCTCGCCCCGTCCCAACTTCAGTATATCTTATCGGAGGAGTTGGAGCACGAGTATGTGCAGCAAGGCGGGGATATGATCGACATCCTCAACGCAAGGGTGAAATTCTCAATTCTCGCTGGTAGCAAAATGTCAACTCGGAGAAACATGGCGCAGTCGCTCCCAATGCTCAGCCAGTTCCTTGCAAATCCCGCGATCACCGAGCAACTCGCGTTGGAAGGAAAGAAAGTAGATGTCAAGGAACTTGTAAATGTTTGGTTTGAGATGTCGGAATTAAAGAATATGAACGACATAATTGTACCGATGACCGCTGAAGACAAACAACGGCAGCAGCAGATGAGTCAGGGCGGGGCCGTACAACAGAAAGCGCAGGCGCAAGCTCAACTCGAACAGCAGAAGTTTCAGCAAAAGCAAATCTTGCTCGACTCTGAGAACACAGCTCGCGCCGCTCGCGACGTGTTGCGGGAAGGGTTCCGTCACGCGGTCGAACCCGAGGAGCTAACGGGCACACCTTCCGCCACTACTGGCTTCGGGAGTCTCCCCTAAAAATAGTTCTTGACAAGTTAGAAAAGGTGTGGTAGGATTGTTTTGAGCATGATGAGGGTTCTTCTGGGGGCCTTGGAAACGAGGCCCCCGCCCTACTCGGCTTCCCTCCTATTTTATTCAATCCATTTAATGGACAACCCCGTCAGCGAGGATTTCGCAGAGAGGTAAGAATGCACAAGTACATAGTTTTTTTAATGGGTAAGCTAAAGAAGTGGCTAGAGAACTACTTAGCCAATGACAACGAGAAAAAATCTCGAAAACTCCTAAGACTGTTGGACAAGAAGCGGCGCGAGATTTTAGCCGAGGAGCAAAGAGAATGCTCCCACCTAGCGGGGTGTCACGGAGAAATCATAGACTACTACGGAAGAACCTCAATTGTGTGGCACGGTTTGAACACGGGAGAAATCATAGGCATTTGCACGAACTGTGGCAGGCGCTTCTTCCCCTCTGACCCCGACTACGCTGTCTGGCGCAAACGTACGAGTTTTCATAGAATATCGTCAGCGGGGATAACCTACAGCGCGTGGGGTAAAAAATCAGAACCATATCTCGCGCGCGATACTGATCTTCCTTCCCGCATTGACATGCCGCCAATGCAGTTCAAGTATAAGGAAATGGAAAAGGCCCCCGATCCTTGGCTCCTGAATCCGGACGGGTCCCCCGATCCATTCTTCGCAAATGTTGATTTTAAGGTAGCAAAGTGGGAAGCGGAAATCGTCAAAGAATCGCCCGAGGAGGAGACCGATGGCAGTTCAACCAAGTAATTTCCACGTAGGCGACACCCAAGCAATCCCGGGCTCGCAGTACGATGACCTTCCCGAAGCAGAACTGATAGAGGCTATTCGAGCTGCCCACAAATTGAAAACGGGACGGGCGGGAAACCTCCATTACACTCCGCCGCCGCCTTCCAAGAGAGTAGTAGACCTTACCAGTATTCTTGGGGGGCTGTAATGGAAGTCTACCAAGACGAGATGGACAGGCAACTCGATCTATATGAACGGGGCCGAGTCCTTCGAACTATGCCGTCCGAAGCGTGGCAGATTATCAAGGACACGATTCACAGCTACACCGAGGACTTGGATCAGCAGGTTCGGCACATCGCACCTGGTGATTCGAGCGTGGTGCCTTCCCAGGCCGCGCTATACGCCATGAACTCGTTTGAAGAGTTCTTCTTGCAAGACACGCAAGCCGCGATAGAGTTTGCAGTTCACCCATCGCCAGAACTTAGCGAGTACCTAGTCGGCGTCCGGGAATCACTGGACGTGCTGAAAGCGCAGGGGGTCTGATATGGCAGAAGATTTTACGATGGAGCTGAAAGGTGAATTTCCTCGAATTTTCGTAATCCATTCCCCACGGGGCCGTGTATCCGATCCCGCCTGCACGGTTCCTTGTGAAGAAATTCTCGAAGATCAGTCGGTAGTGGAGTACGAAGATTTTGATGTTCTTAAAAAGCTGTTGGAATCTTGGGACGCTCTATACAGCGAATCCCACGCCCAACGTCCGCAGGGGGTCTGATATGACAGGAAGCTATACACAAACACGAGACAGCGGGTTCTTCGCTGTTAATCCTCAAGGCGAAGCTACTTATCAAGACCCTTACGGAACCGCACAGACGTGGCAGGGTACGCCGGGTGTGAACTACTTCCCCGGCGACCAAGACTCCGCGAAGACATACCAAGGGGAGAATACCAACCAATACCAAAGCGGAATGATTGGCAGAGGTTCTCAGGAACAACACGTCTGCCCCGCCTGCGGGTATTGTCCCTGCTGCGGGAGGCGGGTCACTTGGCCGCCAACGTACCCAATGACTCCTGTTTACCCTCCCCCTTCGTACCCATGGTACCCCGCGTATTCGAATCCGTGGATGTAGGAGATTCTCCTTACCAACCTATTGTTACGGGTTCGGTAACCGATCTAACTTAATTGTGTCCAGTTAATGGACAAAACCAATCCGTGACGAAGGATTTTCGTTAGGAGTTGAGATGCAAAGATTCTTTTACATTCCGCTAGCCAAACCCAGCTCGTGGGTTCCTCCCTATGTCGAGGAAACCTCCGAGGAGTCCGAAGTCCCCCTAGAATTTATTTTAGCCAAAAATTGGGGTGGCAACGACTTACATTATTATCGGTGTAATGGCTGCTACTCGGCAGGAGGAGAAGTAGACGATATCTTCTGCACCTCCTCCCGGCCAGAAGCTAAGTGGCCACACGGCGACGGCGTGCCGGTAGCCCTTGCCCACGAAATGTACGCCCACGCCCGCCAGCACGAAATTATGTGGAGATGGGCCGTAAACAGAATTCCCCAACCCAAGTACGACACCTAACCCAACCCCGTAGCGAAGGATTTTCGCTAGGAGAATGATTGAATGGCAAAAACCGCACAAGACCCCTGGTTACTAAACCCCGATGGCTCACCCGATCCTTTTGCAAACAACGTAGACTGGGGCGCGAACTACGCAGACCTCAAAGACCCCGATGTCGTTGAGCCCGATAATCAAGAGCAGTTCATTGACCCGGCGCTCGACGCTCACGAGCAACTAGACCCAGAGGTTATTCGTACTCCTCCGGCGGAAGCTGAACCTATTGTAGAACCGCCTCCCCCGCCCGAAGTAGACCAGCCGGAAACGATGACGCTGGATGATGGCACCGAGTTGACCATTGAAAAGGAAAAGGGCCAGTGGAAGGGGACCGTGTCCAGCTCCACGGGCGGCAACCCTCAAGTTTATTGGGGAAAGAACCTGAAAGAGCTGATCTTCAACACGCTCAAAGCTCAGGCGAACGCTACCAAAAAGATTCGCGAGCAGAACGCCAAATTGAAGTTCAGAGATACCCCGAAGCCTGCTCAACCGCAGTCGGCTACGCCGAAGATTTCACAAGCACGAAAACTCACGGCGGACGAAACTTTTGAATACAAAACTTTGCTGGAGTCTGATCCGGATGCGGCCCAAGATTTCTTGTTGATGAAGACCCGGGGCGTGACAATGGACCAACTCTTATCCCTGTCCCAGGAGGGCGCTCGAAAAGGCGAATACGCCAGCAATCAACTAACCGCCGAGAGCGTGAACAAATCCTTCTTGGCAAACAACCCCGACTACTACCCCGACGATAACTGGCACAATTACACCATGATCGTCAAGTGGTTGGCAAAATACAAACTCGGCCAGAGTATAGACAAAGTGGACGACTCAGTGCTAACCAAGCTGATCACTGCGGGCATCTACACTGCCGAAAATCTTGAGGAAGCGTTCCGCGACCTGACTGATGATGATTTGTTAGTCAAGGCCCCCGTGAAGAAACTTCCCAAAACACCCCCGCCGGTGCCGGTTCTTACAGAACCGGCACCTGCGCCGCGCCCCGATCCACGGATTGTGAGTCAGGTGACGCGCCCGAGGGCGAGCTTAGGGATCGGAAGAAGCGACATAACACCTGTCGCCTCTCCGGAAACTCCGAAAGCACCCTCAGTCGAGGACCTGGACAATATGACGGATGAACAGCACAATGCTTTATGGGCTTCCATCCAACGTCATCGTGCCCAGAGTCGGCGCTCAAACTAAACAACAAAGGAGTAACTCTACA